TTCTTTATATAGATTTTCTACAGTTGGTGGTGTATCTACATTCTTGTCGATCATAAAAGGGTATATTGATTTAATTTATTTCAAATTTCAAAATGTGTTGTAATAATCAAAGTTTTGTATTGTGGTTTAATAAAACCAATAACAGAAAATATCATATTTCAAAATCAGTTTTTGACGAATTTTTGACGGAAACTAAAAAAGAGGGTAGCAATTACGCTACCCTCAATTTCATATACAACTGTTGTTGCAAGCCGTGCAACTCGGAGATAGATTAGATCACCATGCCTTTACTGTATAAAGTACACTACCACCTTGAAATTGTGTTCCCTCAAAATGCCCTAGCATTTCAACTCTACCAGCTTGATAGCCGATAGTTTCATACATCTTTTTATCAATCACAGTAACACCAGCTTTTATTTTATGTTCTTTATTTAGATTTATTTTGTATACATCGACTTTTTGTTCATCTGTGTTAGCAACTACTGCAGTTCTATCAGATTTTTCTGTGGCTGCTTTAGGCAAATTAGGGTTGCTATGTGCAATATCCTGTTTAACCTTTTCTGCAGCTTTCTCTATAGTCGGTACTTGTGTGTAGTATGTCGCTATAGGTTGAGTTCTTTCCTTAATGGAAATAACTTCTTGTGCTTGTTGCTTTGTAACGTGAATTGCTTTTGATAATTCTATAGGTGATTTCGCCTGTTGTTGCGTTATCACAACAGGCTTTTCAATCTGTTTCTGTTTATACAGATGATAGCATCCCATACACACTAACATAAATACCAACATAGGAATTAACACCTGTGCGGTGCGTTTATGTGTTTTGATATAAGTTAGTACCTTAGATAAATAAAACATTCATCTATGCCCCCTCTACCTCTTCCATTAGCATTTTTAAAGCCTTAAACTTTTCATCTGCAAATCTATTATTTAGACTATCACGTAACACGCTACTATTCCATTCAAGGCTCATGCACGTATCATAGATACCAGCGATAAGGTCATAATCAAACCGCTTATCATCGATATAGGATAGGTTTGGTAATTCAATATCTAATGCTTTTTCCATTAACTTCAACGCATCATTGAACATATTGACGATTTCACCAGTACCATACTGTACCGCTCGACTCCATACTACATCCTTTAATGCATTGGAATGTTTTTCCACATTAAACATATTCTGTCTTAGGTACTCGCACGCTACATCATAGTAAGCACTTTTAATATAGTCATGTTGCATTTTCTCAAACCCTACCGCATCAAGTGTGCCTAATTCTTGCCACTTAGCAATAAAGCCATCGGAATTGATTTCACCACTATCAATCAAGGCTCTTGCATAGTCAGTGTAAAAGCCACCTTGTTTTAACCCCCAACCAAGAAACGCATCAACACTACCACAATTACTTGCTAACTGATATGTACCATAAGAGATACCGCCTGCATCATTAATGCCACTAGATACACACGCTGGATCTCCATTGCTTTCGTATTCAGCACTCAATAAACCTAATTCCATTTTGCTTGCTCCTTTCTGTTATTCTCTCGACCGCCCAAATAACCTACTAACCCTGACGATATACTCATAGCTAACTCGTTGTAACCATATAGGATAGCCATTATATTTACAGTTCCTAATATGAGTATAGTCAGAACCTCTCGTAAACTTATTTTTTCAATCATTTAATCGCATCCTTTATTGATTTAACGAACGCTATCAACTCTTTAAATAAATTCATCGCACGTTGAAACCATATACTTTCCACAAATTCAAGTTCAATCATGTTTTCTACAATACTTGCTAACTCAACCACGATAGGTACTAGATATATTAATGTGGATAGAAATACATCAATTCTGCCTAATACAGGAACATCTACATCAGGCAATATCAACATGATAAATGACAATAAGAAAAGCCAAGGATAAGATTTAACTAACTTCTTAGTCATATCTGCCCTTAGCTTTCCGCTTACTAAAAATCTATGTATTTTGCCATTAATCTCGACTGGTGCCCATCCTCGCCACACCACAGCTAGAATAGTATTTTTTAAAGTACACTCTCTATTCGTGGCTAGATTGTAGTTACGTGCCTCAACTAAGACACGCAACAATGTATCAATAAAAACCAACACAACACTCGTAAATATAGCTAGTGATATTCGCACCGCCTCTACTACGTTAAACCCCTCTGCTAAGAAAGGTGATAATACAACTTCAATCATGCTTACTCTCCAATTCGTTCTATCTTGATTTTTAGTAAATGCCTAGTGAGGTACACCCAATCTCTCCACCCATTAACATTAAATGTTGCTTTTTGTGCGCCCTCTACGTTATTACCTAAACTTACATTAACTTCAATATCTGTAGATGTAGCAATCGTAAATTCATTCGTCTTGTCATTTTGTCCATTAACAGTCGCTCTATACCTACCTTTAGGTAAGTACACAAACATTTTTTCTGTACCCCTAATGTCTGTAGGGTACTTTTGCCAATTCCAAGTAGTAAATAAAATAGGACTTGTTTGAACATAACTCTTATTTCCGTTTGATGTACGTTGCACCACAAGGGCGGTTTTATCCGCCCCTAATCGTGCATAATATGTTTTACCACTAATTACTATTGGTAGTCGCCTTTCGCCCACATCACGCAAGTTATCAGTTAGTTCAAATGTTAGTGTATCGTTCCCTTTCTTAACTTTTAAGTTAGGCATTATTCAACATACACCTCATTTCCACCATTAGCACTCCACAATTTCAATCGGCTATTTAAGGATGTTTGAACCCTGCCCCAAGACTTCCATGTGCCAGCCATGAACATACGATGATATGTTTCGCCATTGAACGCATGGAATGTTTGGTCTATCATCGCACCTTTACCAAAATTCATTACGATTAACATACCTTGTTTGTGGCTACGTGGTGGGTTGTTAGCGCCACCATCAAAATTGATTTCGATTGCACCTTGTTCTGTGAGTGTGTTCCAGTCTGTCGCTACCTCAATCTTAGAATACGGAAAGCCTAACTGGTCTACTTCTGTTTTCTTAACAAAGTTATCATCCACATCTTTTTTCTTATAGATAGCAGTTCCGTAGTGTTTGGTGGTAATTACTGTATAACTATCTGTTCCGTCGTAATGCTTAAACTCTTTACCTTTAACAAAGGTATTTACAGAATTATCGCCCAATTCTACGTTACCGCTAGTAGATACTTTAGCAATACCAACACCATGACCATCAGGTTTATAACCCTCAATCAAAATGTTATTAGCCATTTTAAGTGCGCCATTCAATGTACCGCCAGTTAGTTTCAAATAATCAAGTGTTGCCAATCGTGCAGTATTGATAGAGTTTTGATAGTCTTTGTTTGGATCACCAACATAAATATCAACTTGGTGTCGCTTGTTTGGTTTCTCTGTTAAGACTGCAAAGAAAAATCTTCCGTTATAGTAAGCTATATCTTCGATTTCAGTAGTTCTATTGATTTCAATAATCTGTTTGACTGTGCCAAACGGAGTACATTCTACTAAACTACCCAACGTAGCACTCATGATGCATCCATTCAACATGAAAGCACCATTGTTATTGAAATCATCGTATTGGTAATCAACTTGATATGTTTTCATTTTTACAAAATCATCATTGTATAAGTTGATTTCACGCAAGCGTTGTTGACCGCTAATAGGTACGATACTTACATAAGTACGTGTGATTGGGTCATAGCCAATATTGAATACACGTTCATTCAATGTGATAGTACGTTCATATTGCATTGTATCTGCGTTAAGTACTGTTAGGTTATTACCATTTTTTAAGCCATTGGCAAGATAAATCTTGTTAGTGTTTTTGTTATAACACATTGTGTTACAATGCCCCATCTTATCTGGGTCATTAAACTTGTACGTGCCTACAATTTCAAATGTAGATGAATTGAGTTCATATAATACTTGGTTAGTACCATCACCGCTAATACAAGCTAATACAAATACATTCTTTTTATCGTTATAAGTGAACCCTTGGCATTGGTTCACCTCATCGCCGTATTGAATGTTTTTAACGAATGCAATGTTATTTGCACCTTTAAGCATCGGTGTTTCGGTAGGATAGAATGGCTTGATATTGCTATAAGTACCCATATCCATTACGCTATCGACTGTGTTAAACGATAGATGCTCATTAATTTTGTAAATGCCATTAGGTATCAACAAGATTTTATTCTTCAAGTTATCATTAGCACGTTTAAATGCTGCGGTATCATCAGCCACACCATCGCCTACCGCCCCAAAGTCTTTTACTGACACAATGCCATACAAACTATCTTTAGGAATAAACTTTGTATCTGCCTCTGTTTTTGTAATTAAACCACCGCCATTAGGCAATGCGATTTGTTCCGCTTTACTTGCTGCGACTTCTGCACGTTTAGCAGCATCTGTTGCTTTGATAGCATTACTTGCGATTGATGTTTGTTTATTATCAATGTCATTCTTTAAGGTCTTAGCTTGGTCTACAAGATTATTAATATCTCGTTTATCAACTGTGGTTTGCCCTGCATAAGCCTTTGCATCTCTGACTAATCGTTCTGCAGTAGCAACATTAGTAGAGGTTGTATAAAGTGCAGTATTAGCTGTTGCCAATTTATCATCAACCGTTGATGCAATCGTTTTAATTTCTTCGCCCAATCGGTTGATTATATCTGCATTAGCATTAATCTTATCGGACTTTTCAGAAATTACACTCATAGCATTAATGGCATCATTAGCAGCTTTTACAGAACGCTCTACAATATCTTTTGCAACTTCATTAGCGTTTTTATCGCTATCCACTCGAATTTTTAAGGAGCGGTCTAGTTCCGCTTTCATTTCTTGTAAAATGAGTATGATCTTATCGGTGGCGTGTTCGATATTCTCGAATGGGTACTCATCTGGTAAGTCCATATCTTGTGAAATAGGTGTTCTACGTTCCAAGATAACCTTTTGCCCTACCGCCAATGCATCGCCGTTAGCTGGATAGATTACTGATTTTGTATTTTCATCGTAATCAATGTTCCCTACTTGTACCGCCTCTGTACCATCTTCATCAACGATAGTTAGTTTAATATCCTCGATTTGTACAAAATCATAAGGGAAAATAAACTTCTTATTTCTCCCATCACATTGATACACTACAGATGGTTTTAGTACTTCTGGTGTCAATTTAACATCCCCTTTCAGTTGTATATAAATAGGACTACCCATTATGGATAGTCCTTATTTATTAATGTTTGTCTTTCTTCTTAGATTTTTTATCTTTCAATCGTCTATCAAACATGATAGCCATAATGACATCTTCTAGTTTTGCATCCGTGTCCGTTAGTGCATATTTAGCTAATGTCCATAGTCCGTCAGTTACAGTATCACTAAAACCAGTTGCCCTGTTCGCTAACTGACTAAGACTTCTACCTAAATCAATACCATCTTTTTTATCATTGATAATAGCATTACCAACATCGTAAAACTTCTCAACGATGCTCAAAGCCATAACGCTACTACCTTTATTAAATGGTCTATCACCCAGAATGTATTTCATAGCCATATTTGACATATCACGGATGATTGGTACACCCATAGTACCTTGTGCGACTAACTCCTCGATAAATGACTTAGCCAAATCTTCTGGTTTATCATCATCGCCATTCGTTAATGCTTTATATGCCATCATACCGATAGCCTGCGAAATTAATGTCCACCATAGCATTTTAACGAACCTTGCATAATCGCCATTATCCTTACGTGCATAGTTGCCCTCTGTAATGATGTTATACAACGTGTTAGCGTAGGAATAGAACGGAACGAATAATTGAGTGAATGTAGAACGTGAACGTTGAATAGCAGCAGCATCTTTAGTATCACCGCTACCAAATATATCTCGGACTGCTCTGTCGCCAGCCTCGATTGATTGTTGTTCTATCCATTCTGCACTTACACCCTCTTTACTCATGAGTTCCGCTTGCTTTTGATCATATGCAAACTTCCATACTGGAATTGATAAAGCAAAATCTGTTTCCGTAAGTAATCTAAACCCCATTTGGTTTATATCATCACGAACATTTGCAAGTTGTTCTACCTTGTAACCACCTACATTTGTATCACCTAAACGTAAGCCTTTACCTGCAATAGATAAACCTTGTTTCAAGTCTTTATCTAAAGTTTGAATACGCTCACGCATGAAGATTGATTGTGCTAGTACAAAATCTCTAGTGTTGTTATAAGTAGTAGTTCCGTGTCCATAGAACCCTATACCAGCATGATTGATGGCTCTAATAGTATTACCTATACCGATACGATAAAATGCAACTGGTAAGTTCAACGCATTTTGTAATGCAACTGATACACGCCCAGCCATAACTGCAGTTGATGTATTCTTTTTCAATGTAAGAATAAGTCTATCAATATCGTTTGTTTTTGCTGGTTCATCTTGCCAATTATCACGAACCCAAGTGCGTAAGAATTGGTAGGTGTCAGCACCAAACTTATCTACAATGTAGTTTTGCAATTCTCTATTACTGATTAGCTTATTAACATCTGTTACCGCCTTACGCATTGTAACGTGATTAATAGCCTCTGTGATTGCGTTAGGAATAACATCAAAATCAAGCAACAATGATTTATCCTTAACCACATCTAAACGTGATTTGGTAGCACTCATACCAGTTCCCCATACTGCATTACTACTTACCATAGTTTTTGCAATATCTTCAACTTGGTTATCACTAACAGATGCATTTACCTTAGGGTTATATACGATAGGGAAATATTGCCCCTCAATGTTTCTACCACCAATAGAGAATGTTAAACCATCCACTTTCTTTAATGGGTTACCATAGAGTTCTTCTTGAACCTTGCTGCGTTCATCAAAGAATGAATTGATATGATCCCATGTACGAATAACAAACTCCCAGTCCTTATCAGTCATATGTTCTTGGAACGCACGTTCAATTTCAACCTCATTTGTTTTTGTGGTTTCCATTACACGTTGTCGGTTGCTTTCTGTACCCCAGTTAAGGGCAATCATGATAAGTTGCTCTTTGGTTAAGCCGTGCAGTTCACCAACTGTGTATAAATGGTCATTACGCATATCAAATAATTCACGCTTGGAATATATCCCTACATCTTTTGCCAATCTACGCATAGATACTTCTTTACGCTCGTTGAACGCTTGTGTTGCTCTACTGATTGGGTCATAGATATATTTAACTGCGAACCCATTTTTACCGCCGCCCATTCGTCTTAGGAATGTTTCAACTTTAAGTAATGCTAAATGGAAACCATATAACTTACCACTTACCGCATCCATTTTGGTTTGGTTGTTGAGTTTGTTAAATACATCACCCTCTGCACCACCAAATGTTTCTGTAGCCTCACCAATGATTTCTTGTACTGCATTTTCAAACGATATGCTATCGCCTTTATCATTGAGAATTGTTGTACCCTCATACTCATTTCTGCCGTTTTTGTACATACCAGTCATGAGTTCTTCTAGTGTTTCCAACTCATTCATCGTAATAGAACGGAATGGTTTAGGTGTTTTAGAGTAGAACATCTCAACTATCCAAGGTTCTAATTGAACCACAGATTGTTGATTTAGAATACCAACATCAGGATCTAATGCAGCTAACACACTATTCATATCAAAACCATCAACAGGTTGTAAGCCGTCATACTTTGTTAAACCCATTTGATATGCCATATGGGAATAGAAATAACGCATATTAGGTTCAATAGCAATAGGGTTTTTAGGTCTAGTCATGCGTTGTAATTGTTGTTTTAATTTCAATCGCAATTTCTTGGACTTTTCAAAGTTTTCAAACGCTACTCTTGCTCTTGCTTGTTGTAGCATCTGTTCACGTTTAAAGCCTAGTGCCTTATCAACATCACCTACTGCCAATGCTCTATCTGCTTTCTTGCCAGCAGTAACTGCTTTGTTTTGATATGTTTTAAACTGTACAGCATTAGAGATAGGCAATGCACCCAATTCTTTTCTTGCTCGTTCCATGTAGTCTGAAATTGTACCAAGTCCAGCACCACGAATAGAACGTACATTGTTGATGCGGTTATTCAACATAGCTTGTAAGCGTTTGATACGTTCTTCGGCTTTTTCTAGTTGTTTAGTAGTATCAGTCAATGCAGCATCTACTTTTTTCTTATCAGATTTTAACTCATCGTACTTGGTAGGTTTTACCTCTTTTTCGATTTCGTCTAATTCTGTATCGATGTTTTCTGCATTAGTATCTAGCTTACGAATACGTTCTAGCAATTCCCAGTTCTTCGCTAATTCACGATTAGTAGATTGTTGGATAATCTTACTTTCTTCTTCGGTGAGTTTCATTTGACCTTGTGTAGATAGCAAGATTTCTTCTGCGATTTGCTCATTAGTTTTGCCTACATTGTTATCACGCATAAACTCTGCTTTCGCATTGTCCATTTCTTGATTGATAGCATCGTTAAATGTAGCGCCAGTTTGTTCTACTTCCGCTTTCTCTAACTCTTCAACAGATTTGTATTGCGTATCTTTCAATGCACTTTCACCAAACACGTTATAGCGTTGATGCTCTTTGTAGATAGGATATTGCTCAATCAATCGTTTTTCGATTTCAATTTGTATTGCATCCTTTTCTTCTTCCCATTCCTTGATAGGTCTGTTATCAAGTTCTTTCATCAACTTACGCATTACACGTTCTTTTGCTTTTTCTTTAATATCTGCAATATAAGACTGCATACGTGCTTGGTCTTGCTCGGATAGTTGCTTATACAGTTCAGTTTTCTCAAACTGTTCTAACTGTTGTTGTTCTGCGTATGCCTCTATATTCTCTTGGGTTGCGATCATACGTGCCATAACATCTTTAATATCAGTAGGTACTTCACCACCTAATCGTTGAACGCTACGATAAATGTATGTTAGCCATTTGGAGAATTGACGGAATACTCTTTGCAATGCACTTGTTGGTGCTTCACCACTTCGCAAGTAGCTTTCCCAACCTCTTGCGAATTTCTCGTGTGCTTTGGTATTGTCTACGTTTTCATCATCAACCCAACCGCTCCACTCTTTCAACTTGTTCCAATCTGTTACAAGTTGCTCTGGTGCGTTTTCCATAGATGCTAATTTTTGTAGATCATCAAAGAAAACATGACCCATCTCATGTAAGAACGTACTTCTATCAGCAGTTTTGAAAATGCTGATGATGCGTTTACCATCTTTCATGATTTCGGTCATACCATTAACGGATTGATTGTATTTTTCAATGACGTTGATTGCCTTATCATCGAACACTACATAGCATCGTCCATCTTGTTCGCCATCGTAGTATATACCTTTTATACCGATGCTATTTAAAAATTCACTAGCCTTTTTAGCATTTTTCACATTATGAAGATTAAAATGTTCATCATTGCCAAGTGCATGAGATAAGAATGAATACAGTTGTTTACCATCAATATTTGTTTTTTCTAATGCACCATATACATCAGTCTTAACATTCGAGATAGCTTTTTCTTCACGTTCTCGTTCTACTTGTTTTTCTTTTTCATATTTTGGATATAACTCATTTCTAAACTTTTCATATACATTTTTTAATAGTTCATCACTACTAGCTATGGTGTCAATATCTTCTTCGATGCCTACTGTTTTTAAAAATCTATCAACATTTCTTTTTTGAATTTTATTGATGTCATTTATTGTTTTATTTTTGTTATGTAGTTCAGATATTATGTACCCTACATCCATAAAGCGTGTGTATTTATTCGTCCATTCATCACCAATAATAGACCCTTTGTGATATTTAATTAATAGACTTGTAAAACGTTCCAGTTGTTCTTCTGTCATTTTATGTAATCCGTTTTTCAAGCTATCTCTTACATATCGACTATATCCAGAAATAGGATATTGCTCTGGTAATAACTCTGTTTCATTTGGTATTTCTACTTTAAATAAACTGCTTTTGTTAGAGCCTTGTTCTTTACTCAATACCTCTTTATATAGTTTGGATACTTTTTTATCTTTAGCAAAATACAAACCCCAACCATGTGCTTGATTACCCTCACCAGTACCAATAGCACCTAAATCAAATGTGTCAAAGTCATGTGGTGAACCATGCCATGCGGATTGATAATATTGATAATTATGTTGTTTTCGGAGCTTGTCTAAATCTACTTCTGTTGATATACTATTAGTAGATATAAACCGATTAGTGATTGGTTGGGCGATTTGTTGCCTGTTGCTCGTCACTATTCGGTTTATTTTTTTTGTATTAACATATAACAAGTTGTTAACTATCTGTTTATTATACCAACTATCACTGCTTCTAGGTGTAACAGTTTTTACTTTCGTTAGATTTAGTCCAGTATTTGTTTTCGAAAAAGTCAATACAGCTTGTATACTTTCACCTTTAGTATTAGCACTACCATTATTAGTTGAATACAAATCAAGTACAACAACAACTTCGTTTTTATTTACCGATTTGTTTTTTGTATCGTAGTTATAAAAAATTGCAACAGGATTAGCTATTTTTTTTGGTAACTGTTTAACATCATCAATAGCTATTTCGTTTTTGTGCTTTCCAGTTGTTATTTTAGCGATAATACTTGGGTCAATATATATGCTACCGCTTTGATAACCAAGCATAGTAAAGACTAATGGTGTATCCATTAAACGAACGGAATTGTTTAATGTTACTCCTGCTAACTGTTGATCAACAATCTTTTGCCACGCTTTTATATCAGCCTCTAATTTTTGCTGCATTATTACAGATTGCGCATATCCATTTTGATTATCTAAAACCGCATTCATGTTGATACGCACGCTATCACGCAAATAGTCCATAGCGGTATAACCGCCTTTACCCATTTGTCGCATATATTGTGCCATTATATCAGCGTGTTGTGCCATCAATAATGCATTTGCTTTTGCAGTTTCACGTTGTTTTCTATTTGTGCTTTCGCTAATAGCTTTAACTACTTCGTTGTACACATCATATCCACTTTTAGATAATTGCATTCGTAACGCTATGTCATTGTTCGCCAATTCAAAGACTTTATCTTTCATAGCCTCTAAACTTTCGATTTGCATTAACATATGTTCCATATCTGCATAATGTGCATCAGATTGTGCTAGTGCATCAGTATTACCATCAAGATTTGCAGTTGTAGTCGCTCGGCTATACTCATATGCTGCTCGTCTACGTTCTGCATTAGTACGTGGTGCTTTACCGCCATTGTTCGATTTATAATCAATCAACCATTGTGGTTCAATACCAGTACTTACCGCATCATTGATAGATTTATCTGCATTATCAAAATCACTAGCATAGGTTTCTCTATACTGCTCTTTTAACGTATGCAATAAGTTGTTGAAGTTACGTTTAATGTTGGTAGGGTCTGCCAATACTTGATTAAGTACTTCACGATCTATGTCAGATGCACCCTCAAATTCATTACGAATAATATCATCTTTGATACGTTCCGCACGTTTTGATGTATCATCTTTCAACACCGATTTAGCTACATCTACTTCTTGTTTTGCACGTTCTAGTGTAGCCAATGACATACCGCCTCTAGTAAAGTAAGAGGTTTGTTTCAATGCATCGACTGTTTCGTCTGATAGGTTCATTGATACTTGTGCATAGCTACCAATAGGAATTTCAACAGGCGCATCCGCCTCAATAGCTGCTTTTACTTCCTCTTGAGTTACCAAGCCGTTATCGACCATATCACGGATAGCAATTTGTCCGTTTTCAGATTGTACTAATTCCGCTACATCTACATATTGAGTTGATACTCCAACCTTATCGCCCTGTGCTTGTACGATTTTTCCGTATAGTTCAGGGTTTTCTTTTGCGATTTTATTAGTAGTGCTATCCTTACGAACATTATCCATAATGACTGCGCCATTGCGGTTTTGTTCTGCGATGATAGCTGCTTGTTGTTGCTCTGGTGTTAGCTTTTGAAAATCACGGAAAGCCTTTGCAGTACGTACACCACCTACTGCACCACCGATAGCACCAAAACCTATTACCGCTGGCAATGCTTGTTTCATTGCATCTAGTGAACCTATAGCAATATCACCTACGCCATAATAACCCTCTGGGTCATTATCCTTACGTGTTAGGTTGTGTTGTACCTTTTCGTTTACATCTTGCAAGCCCTCTTCAAAGAGTTCAGGTATACCAGCTTTGATAGAGTTTTTAGCCATTTGTGCAACAGTTGTTCCAATACCTCTATCAAAAGTTTTAACTGTATCACCCACACCAGCACTAATAGCTTTTGCAATCATACCTTTAGGTGCTACCGCTTTAAACGCTTTACCCATAGCTGCGGTTGCTGCAAACTCAATACCTGCATCAATAGCAGCATAAGACATAGCGTATTGATTAGCCTCTTGGTCTGTGTATACACGATTACCATTTGCATCTTTCTTTTGAATGAGTTCGATGTACTTGTTACCGAATGACATTTTATACATATTGTATGCCATGTCAGCACCGCCGCCCCATTTAGCACCAGTAGCAGCACCAGCGGCTGCACCTACACCCTCTGTAGCCAAACCACCAACTAATGCACCAACAGCTGCACCAGCGACTGCACCTACACCACCTTGTTTAGCCATCATATAGCCTTGACCAGATGTTGCACCAAGTACCTCTTCTAATGGACTTCCGCCATCTGGTCTTCTATAACTTTGTAAGTTGTTTTGTAATCGATTGACTTCATCGGTTAATTCGCTAATCTTTTGTGGATCAGTTTCACGTGCCAACTCATAACCAACATCGCCCAACTTCATTTGGTCATTCATCGCCCAAATACTTTGTTGCATCGCATCGAATACACCTTTTGTATTTCTTATCGATTCAAGATTATTTAAGGCTTGAATACCCTCGGCTTGTGAGCTGTATTTTACCTTGTAGAGTTCTGGAAACTCATCATAAATATCTTGTAAAACTTGCCCTCGTTCTACACGTCTTGATAGATAATCAGCACGTTCAAAGGCTCTATCATCCCCAAACATAACAGTATCCGCACCAATATTTAAAGTTTTAGCAATACGCAAGGCTTCATTAGCACGTAATTGTTCGTTGTTATATAAAAACAATCGGTCTGTATTACTAACAAAGCCAGCAGGTAAAGCATTAGGCAATGATTGTCCTAACTGACCTATCGCTTGAAACAGATTAGCTTGTTGTCCGAATGGTGAAACTGTTTCACTTCCATCTGCATTTTTAACATTGATAGGCGTGTTAGCTATTGTAGATAATGCATCTGCCGTGTTTTTAGCAATGCTTGATACAGTATCTATTCCGGTGCCAATAGCCTGCCCTATAGGTGTTAAACCACCTACAGGACTAGACTGTACACCAGCGCTAGCAGTAAAGGAACGTGGACTATCTCCATGACCACGTATTAACGCTTGAAACTCCTCACGCTCTTTTTGATTAATATCAGCCATTTGTGTATCTCCGTTGTAATGCATTGTATTCTGATTCGTAAATATCTTTAGTCGAGCCATCTCTATATGTTACTCGGATATAGTGATTTCCTACAGGTTCAGCGTGTACAATGCCAAGTGCTTGATTACTTGCGCCACTTATTGTAGATGAATAATCATCTCCATCACCAAGGTATGGTTTGCTTGTGCTACGCAATGTGCTTGTCGCTACTGCAGCATCAAAGATTTCATCTTTTTCAGCATCTGTAGGTGGTCTATGGTGTTTAATTTTAAATTCTTCAATACGACCAGCCATTTCTTGTTTAACACCATATTTAAAACTACCAGCCAATGTTTTATCTTCTGGCATAACTGTAGCAAGTTTATATTCATATGGTGTTAAATCAATGTTGCTAGCTTTCTTGTTGTTATCATCGATTTCAAGTAATGATGCATCAAGTTCATCATCCATGATTTTATTAGGCAATACACGTTCTGCATATGCTCGTGTTTGTTCGTAAGTATGAGATTTAGCATACTGCTTAATTCCCCATTTTTCTTGCGCCGTCATTTTCAAACTTTTTTCATAAATTCTATCTAGTTTTGGTCTTTCGCTAGCCATTTTGCCACTCCAATATTCTTGTTCTTCTGGAGTTGTTGCTCCTGCTAGTTGGACTTGTGCATATTGGAACGCACCACTTACATCACCATTAGCTATCTTTTGATTCAAGATTGTTTGTCCTGCTTGCAAGCGATCATTAATAGCAATCTTTCTAGTTTGCTCTTGTAGTGTATAGTAATTCTTATATGCTGCCTTAGCCTCATCTTCAGCTTTTTTGATTTGGTCTTCTGAATATTTAGGACTGCCACCGCTAGACATAGGGGCATTTCTCATCCCAGCTGAATAAATAGCTTCCGAATCTGTGTAATAAGAATTAGCTTTTAAAATATGCGCCCATGTGTCTACATCATTAACATCTTTTAGACCGTCATAATATTTTAAAAAACTTTGGACATAATCATCTGCAAAATCTTCATCAGTCTTATATACCTTGTAATAATTAGTGCCACCATCTCGTTGTCGGTTTTCTTCGCCATTTGGTTCAGCTTGTGTTAGTCCAGCATAATTTCGGTTTTCTGTTTGTAGCTTACCAAAGTTAGCACTACCACCTGTTTCATGATAAAGCTGGCGATATACCATTTCAGCGTTATAACCATATTTTTTAGAGATATATTGTGCGATTCCCCATAAATGAGTGTCAGCACCAGCACCGCTTTTTAGCGCTTCCTCGTTTTGCGTTTCCATCTTGGCTCTAACATACATAGCAGCACTACTCATGCCTGTATTTAAATCATGTCCATACATCTGATACAACTTAGCATATGTATTATCATCATTAACTAATTTGTTGATGTTCATTTGATTGGACATTTTTTTATATGGCGTTAATACATCTTCACTAACAACACCACTTAATGAAGTTAATAGGTTTTCAACTTTCGTTGAATCATTTTCTGCAACAGATCTATCAAGTAAACTTTTCCCAGTTTGGTCTGTATTAGCACGAATTTTTTCGTTAATTTGTTCATCATCTAACCCTAACTCTTTCCCTGTAGACCGATACAAATCACCCATCAAAGAAATAGTTTTCATTTGGTCAGCCATGTTGTCTGACCGAATAGCGGAATCTCTTAGATTTGTAATTTGATTTTGTGTGGCTATACTCAATGCGGTTTCATACTGACCTCTCGAATATTTTGATATGTTATTGTAATCAGTTGTTTTAGATGTTTCAACGGCTTTATTAAATGCATTGATTGCATCATTGGTTCTAAATTTATATTTATCTAATATATCCTTTTGTATTTTTTCCACACCAGCGTTATAGTCAGGCAATATAGATTGAGCATTCATACCTTTACGAATCATCAAACCATCTTTATCATCGTTAAGTAATTTATTAGTGCTATTATTAAATTCGTTTATGGCATTGGTTACATCGATATAATCTTTTCGTTTGTCGATTTCTATCCATGTATTAGTTGCATCTTGCAATGCTTTGGTCATAGCATTTAAGCCACTTGTGTTACCACCATAAGCCATTTCATTTACGTTAGCTTGTACACTACCATTAATTGTGTTTAAGCGTTGGTTACTATCATAGCCTATTAACTTCATTAGATACCCCACCTATTATTTCTAATAGCACCTTTGGTTACGAATTTCATTTTAGGCATACCAGCAGCCTCTAGCGCATCACTAGCTGGTGTGTAATAGTTATTACCGCTACCAACATTCTTGCTTGCATACTGACTTTTTAAACCATAGATACTAGATGCACCACTCAATATCGTTCCTAGCATTGCCATTCTAGCTTGTGATTTAGCGTTGCTTGCTGCTGCTCGTGCGGTGCTTGCCTCGTTGCGGTAGTTCATGCCGTTAAGATATTCATTATAGATACTGTTATTCTTGTTAGTTTCCCAATTCTGAATATCTTTGTTGTATTCGTCATAGCTACTAGCCATTAACTGTAATGGTGTACCACTCATCGTTAAGCCACTAGCACCAGTTTCCGCTACGTTCTGCCCTTGGATAAGTCGCATCTTATCGGACATTTTATCTCGTTCTTGCAAGGCTTGGTCTGCTATTTGTTCTTGCTTGCGATCACTTATGCGTGCGTTAGCCTCTGCCACCCTAGCCTGCTGATTGTACATTGCAGCTTGTGCCTTTCCCTGTTGATGTTGCGTAAACAACGTACCAACCATACTCGCTGCAGTTAATGCAATAGGGTTACACATTCGCATCCCCCTTTCTCAATGTGAATAAAACCATATCCCCATCGTTAATATCGTAATGAATAACCGCACCTAATGACTTTAGCCATCTAATGGTGCGGTGATTTTCTTTGTGTATGTAATTAAACAAACATTCCCTAGTTTGTAGCCATTCCCCAATGATATTTCTACTAACTTTTATAAATTGCTTTTGCAATGTCAAACTACGTTCAAAATCTTTACTCCCCAAAAAGTAAATGCAATGCATACCATTTAATGATGTATTTGATACCCCATACACACACAACGGCTTGTCATTATCAATAACTATGCGACTTTGATAATCTTCCCCAAGAATATCGTTTACAAAGTCATTTTCGCCGTAGTTTGAATTTTTTCGATTGATATATTTAACCTCTAAGGCATCTATCGAACGTAAGTTGATATATAACTCACGAATTAACGAAACGTGCTTAGAACGGCTAATTTTACATTCCATGAACATTTGGGAAACCACCGCCAATTTCTACCTCTCTTGTAACCGCTAACAGGTTAAATGGGAAAGGTTTTGAGTGCTTTATACAGATTTCTGTATTTGTATTAACGCTAGTTGCTATCTTAGGTAACACAATTACTGTATCGCCAGTAAATAGCGTTTTAGGTTTTAAGATTAAATCATCAACATCATCAAATGTTCTACCAACGCTACCACCATATGAACGATATAACCGCAACGCAACTCGTGATATAGTTACTAATCTGCATTGTAGTGTGCCATCGTTTATTTGTTGCTCCACGCTAGGTATTTTGATTTTAGTAGTGTAAGGTAACCCAACAGTAATTACATTTGCTTTACCATCTAATTTAATAACCCCAGTAGGTGGTACTTCCCTAGATGGCATCTGTTGCCCATCAACTACTATGTCCACCATTTGCCCTACTAGATGAGGTGCGTTGATGTAATCAGTCTTAATAGAATTAGCCACTTTAACATAGCAATCTAGGAACACATCTGAGTTATCCTCTGTGTACAATGGAATACTACGTTCAATGCATTTAACATTCTTGTTATTGATAACACGATCTACTACAAAATAGATTGTGTCTTGTTCGCCCTCTGCCACACTTTCAACATATCGATACTTACCATTCGTTACAAAATGCGACCAACCATACACCTTTTGTTCAGGAATATAGGTTAAACAGTTAAGTTGTCCATCATCCCTCACATAGTAGATGATAGAGTCTGGGTCTTGTGCATAAGCACTTGTTACCGCTACATGACCTTTAACCAAAGTTTTAACAAACAATGTAAGGTCTTGCCCTGTGTAGTTGTCGCTCTCGTAAGAGTACCCCATATCTCGAACAGTACCGCCACGCTCTTGAACGAATACACATCTGTTACCGATAAACTGTGGTTCACATTTCAATGCACCACGTTGTGTTTGTGTTTTAAGGTAACAGTTAGTAGGTGTAATAGTCTTGCTACCATCTACTATCCATTCATTACCGCTAGTAAGCACGATTAAGTCATTAGCTGGTACTAGATGCCTAATCTCATACATTTTGCGGTTGATTACTGGCAATGTGATTGCGCTATCATCTGTGATAGTACCGCCTACTTTTTCAACCCCAAAGTTAGGATAATCACCAGTACGGCTAAACCAGATGAAGTTAGGCTTGCTATCAGTAGCAGCTACTACAAATCGGTCTTGATAGAATGTGCATAACTTTGGATAACCTCTACCTATATTCCAACTACCTAATTTCCATTGGTAACTAGGCTCACCCTCTTTAATGCCATTCAGAACATTAACCTTTGCATTCTTAGCATCGGTTACGCTTTTAATCTCAACAATACCATATTGAGTGAACGGCATAATAGATAAGTCGCAATTCACAGAACCGCTCTTAATATCTGATACATATTTAAGCCTTGCGCCAGTTTCTATCTTACCTGTATCAGTTACGTTGTAGTCATTCTTAGATGTATACGTTCTGTAATCTTTCCACGTTTGACCATCGTTGTTAGAAATCTGCAACTTAACAGTACCTTCCCATGTGCCATGTGTTGTGAATTTCCATGATAACTCTGTATCAGTACTGAACGCTCCAACATTGTAATTGATATTGTTGTATGTCTTTTCGATAGTTGGTGCGCTAACAATACCATGTCTTACTTTTTTCTCTACAACTTCGCCAGCGGACTTAGTATGTACCGACTCAACGTAGTAGGCAATTTGAATTACACTACCTACCATATCTTGTGTGAATATATCTTTAGTTGATGTGATCGTATCACCACTAACAGTCAATGTATGACTATTATCTGTATTAATATCCTCGTAAGGTTGCTCGGTTAGCTTGTATGCATCCAATCGCCAGTCAGTATCACTATATCGTGATAGCGTTTGAATAGGGTATTTACCGCTACAGATGAACATTACATCACCACTTTGGATGCAGTTTAATTCGCTTACAATGTCCGCCTCAAATGGTGTTTCTACTTCAACATTTGTATATACACCATTTCGCCATACTCTAACGTATCTTTCGCCAAATTCAAGCATGAATGATTGGTTCTTATTCGTGGTAAACTCAAACAATCTAACAGGCTTATCATGGTGTTTAGCATATCCGATAAACTGTGAACCTTGCCTACGTGCCACCGCTCCATAAGGTCTAATCACCGCATTTTCAGCAAGCAATAATGCACTTTTATATTGTTCTAAGTCAAATCGACTAGATACATCTGGCGATACTTCACCAGTAGTAAATGCGACTTGTCCGATATACATAGGTTGCATATCACCAACTCCTTGCTTTTAGATAATTAGACACATAAGGCATATCTAATCTACGTTCTTTAGCGCTCATAGATTTTGCCTCTTGTAATGCCGCTTGATACAACTTGTACGATTGGTCAAACAAACCACTATTACCAGTTAGTGGCATAGCTAAATCAGATGCCATCTTACATACTAACGCTTTAACAAATATAGGGTTCATTACATCTGCATCGGTTACATCATACACATAATCGATGTGCATTAATGGTACATCAGATACGATGTACTTTGTATTGTTATCAGTCAGATATACATCATATTCACGTTGTTTTTCCGCTCGGTATCGTTCGCCCTGCGGAATGACCGCAAGGATGCGAACACACTTTTCAGGGTAAGCATATACATAACCCCAGCCATCAATCTTGTGTTCTGACAATACCGCTCGTTCACGCTTACGTGCAAAATTCCATTCAAACTGTTCTAACAATACTTTCCGTGTTAGATCATAATGTAATCTGCATTGTCTAGCAGGTTCTGTTTCTTCCGTCATGGAACGTATTCGACCTGCATTGATAAGCGATAACGCTTGATTGCAAATATCAGTAGGTGTCATATTTCCACCTTTCTATAAAAAAAGAGGGGGCAAAATACCCCCTCGTTCAATTATTCAGCAGTTTCTTCCGCTTTTTTACCTTTGGTTTTCGCCTTTGGTTTTTCTTCCGTAGGTTCTACTGTTTCCTCTACAGGTTCTTCCGTAGGTTCTACTTCTGCGACTTCTTCTGCACCAACAGTTTCAAACAAATCTTTGAAGTAGTCTTTATCGTATTCGGCTACTTCTGCTTTTGTAAATTCAACTGTTGTTCCCTCTTCAATTAAACCCTTTGTATTGTGATAAAGGGTTACTTTTGCAACGTATTCCATATTATCCACCTTATTTAATGTTAATGCCACTTGTTAAGAATGCGGAGATAGTACCGCCAGTCATATTATTGGCGTTGATGCGGATATATTTCTTACCGCCATTAGCCAAACGCACTTTGCATTCTGTACCAGCTGGTGCATTCGCTACCATTGTAATGCCATGCAACAATACCGCATTAGCCATGTTATCAGTATCAGAAGTGTAAACGTTGAACAAAGGTGTACCAGTTACTGTTTTGTCGATGCGAATTACAAGGAATAAGTTAGGGTCAGCATCGCCACCATTACCATTCACAATTACATCGGAGTTTGTGTTTGCTGTAATATCTTTTTTCCAAAAGAAAGTATTTTGAGTATCAATAATCATATATGTTTATCCCCCTATTAATTAAGCAGTAACTCGTGCTTCTGTGGAAAGCAATGCATCGATTTTACGTACTGGAATACCATTAGCACGTGTAACCATTTTGCCCATTTCCATTTCTTCTGTGATTGTAGAACCATGTACTTTGTTCTTTTGCAAACGTAAGAATGTACGCAATTCTTGGTTCATGTACCATACAGGACGGCAACCAGTAAGAGATTGTATTCTTTCTTCTGCACGGATCATTAAGTTAATCAAGTTAGGACCTGCGGAAATATCTTCTTTAATAGCTTTCATATCGATGTTAGCGATACGCACTACATAGCGCCAATCACGAACCGCTAAACCGATGTTTTGTTTGAAGTGAGTGCGGTAACCTTGGAACATAGAACCATCAGGTTTAGTGATTGTTACTTCGCCCAAATCTTCTTGTTGTAAGCCTGCCTCACTACCACGTGGATAGATACCATGTACTGTAAGTGGACTCCAACCTACAAGCCACATGGATGCAAGGTTAGCAGTACCGCCAGCATCAATAATATTTTTAGCGCTATCCGCTTTCTTAGGGTCTAATGTGTTAAAACGTGCGGACAAACCAACAAATTTTTCAGGTGTTGTTTCATCACCATAGAAAAGTGTACGTGCGATTTCTTGACCCATAGCCTCTACAAATGCACTATCTTCTGTAGCACGGAACGCTACAGGGTCATTGGAAAGTTTAACCAAATCTTTATCTACTTCGGAATAAGCCTCTAACATACCACAAGTATCTGTGATTTGTTTTGTAGTAGATTTAGATGGTTGAACACCGCCATAAAGCATACGCCATGTAGCATCTGGCAAGCCAGTACGTACTGTTGTTTTATTAGATGTACCATCATTACATTCAATCATTGTCATATCTTGAATGATTTCATTAGATTGGTTTAATTGTTCAATGATTTGTGCGATTTTTCCGTTAGGATCCATACGCTTTTGCAAATCAATTAAAGTAGGGTTTTGTGTTCCGATTGTAGCCATAAATTATTTTCTCCTTTTATTTTTTGAACATACTCGGATAAAGATTGCGTCTGATTGCATCTTCTGACTGCGTACCACCAGTTGGTTGACCGCCACCTGCGTTACTATCTTCTGCAGCCATATCAGCGATTTTTTCAAACACACGGATAACTTCGATACGATTACCCAAGCCGTTTTCAGCTAGAATTTCACGAATATTAGGAATTGTTTTTTCAATCAGCTCAATACCTGCACCTGCTTTAGCTACAGTTTCATCGAATTTGTTTCCTAATTCTTTAATTGCGTTTTCTTTGTAGCTTTCGTATTGTTCGGCTAATGCTTGTTGCTTTTGTGTTTCGTAAGCAGTTACAAGGTCAGTAGCATACTTGTTACCAAATTTAGCTAACTCTACTGCTTGCTCTTGCGTAGCACCTACGCCGTTAAGCATTTTAGAAAACTCATCTGCGATTGATTGGTCTACTTGACCGCTATCAAACGCTTTCGTGAAGTCATACACAATAGGTTCTGTAGGCGGTTCTTGGTTACCGCTTGTGTCAGTACCGCCACCTAAGATTGTGTCTTGTTGTTGGTCTTGTGTATTCGTATCTTGCGGTGTACCACTTTCCGCACTACCTGTGTCAATATTCGTGCCTTGTTCTAATTCTTCTGCCATGTGGTTTATTCACCTTTCTTTTCTAAATCGTTAAACAATTTCTGTTGGTTGATATATTCAAGTTGTGCTTGATGATATTTCTTTACACCCTCTACGCCATCACCAATACTTCCCAAATCATTCATATAGGCTAACCCTACTTTTCGTTTTCCCTCATTGAAGAATGTTTCAGAATTACCTGTGAATGATTGTTTCAATATATTTGTTCGGTCTAAAAGCCTACAAAAAAACCACCTACCCAGCTCTGTGCTAAGTACGTGGTTAAGTGCATCAATATCACGATCACGAATATAATCTTGTTTTGTTTTCATCTACACCCCCATACCCATTAACTGTTGCATTACTGGGTTTCCGTCATTGGCTGCATCTGTTGCTTGTTTAGCAGCACCAGCCATTTGAGGTGCTAATTGTGCCATTTGTAATGCTTGTGCTTGTTCCTCTTGCTCTTGTTGTGCTTGTTGTTGTTTTTCCATGATTGCTTTGTACTCATCATTGGAACGAATAACTTTAATCGGTACACCAAGATTTACACCGTAAATGTCCGCTGCCTCTTCAAAGTTGAACTTCTGAACGATATTAGCATTCCCCTGTGCTAATGACATAATGAACGCATAGTACTGTTCGATATTCACCAAAGAGGACATTTTCTGTGCTTGTGCTAACGGAGAAATGTATTCGATTTTTACATCTAACCCATTAAGCATTTCCGCTACTTCATCGTCAATCGGTGGAAATATTCCAGCTCTATCCAAAATGCCATAAGTACGTTCAATGATTGGGTTTAAAAACTCACTTTGTAAGCGTTCAACTACAGGACCTAACTGTTGCATTTTCTCTTGTGTACGCTCCATAACCTCACGTGCAGTCATTTGCCCTGCATCTAGGTTATCTAGCATTAAGAATAAATCAGCACTATAGGCACGTTTGATGCTTTCAGATACAAACTGTATTTTAGCTTGTACGTTAGCAACATCAATGCCTACATTGAATATCGGTTCAACTTTACCGCCTGTGTCAACTTCCGTTACACCGCCAGGGAATAGATTTACACTACCAATTACATCAGATGTAGCACTCATAGGTGGTTTAATACCTAATTCAATAGCCGTTACTAAATCTTTCTCTAAGAGTTGTAACATCTGTGCATCTGATTGTGCGAACCATGCACACCCTTTACCATAACCGCTTAGATCATGAGTGGTGTGTCTTGCGATTGGTATTGCCCATTCCTCAAAGCCACTATGTCGCAAGATTTCATCTGTGTTACTACCCTCTACCCAATAGATAGAGGAATAAGGCATATTCTTATTGCCTAGTTTTCCGTTGCGGTCTTTGTTAGGCATAACCAACCAACACACAACAAAAGTACTTGCATTACCTTTGCCATCGTCATATGCACGTTTGACTTTATCAGGGCAAGCATCATAGCCAAACTCTTCCACTAATTGGTCAGCCGTCATTCGATACTTGCGACCAAATGTATTAACATCACCATTACTTCCACACTCTAATGCGTATGTACCAATAGGATATGATGTAAACCGCACACCTACTTTTGCATCAGGCATGATACTCATAGGTGCTTGACCAAATGGCAACTCCATATAGGTTTGATGGACTGTGTTGTAAAAGTTAGACTTAGCAAATACTGCATACAATATTTGTTCTCTATCATCCAATACTTCCGCCACTTTACTATTAGCAGCTAATTCAACATTCTCTAACGTGAGTTTAAACCACTTACGGCTTGGCGGTGTCATGCCACTCATTACACCACTAGCGAATATCTGGCAACTTTCCCAAGCTACGCCATTATTAATCTTATCTGTGTAGACTTTTGATTGGTCTTGCTCATCGTCAAATACGCCAAGGAAAGGTAGTTGATAATCTCGAATATCTTTCCATCTCGATATGTACTTCTGACGATTATCGAACATAGACTTAAATTTTGCTTTAATTTTGCTATAGTCTTTCTTCTGCGGTAGTTGGTTAGTTGGTTGTCTAGCAAGCGTGGATAAAATAGTACCTTGCATCTCTAACCCCCTAATGTGTTCTTAGTGCCTGTTGGTGCAGCGGATAGAATTGTACTTTCATAACCACGTTTACCCTTACGCTTTTTAGCGTACCATTCCTCACCAGTTGTTGTAGTAGCATCATCTGTTTGTACAGTTGGTGCTGGTGCTGGCATTGGTGTATCAGGCATCTTATTTTTCATGCACATTAAATCACCCCTTATCTTTTAAATGGATCATACTCTGTGTTCGCATGAACCCTACTCCCTACATTCACTTTTTTATTGACCCTGAACGCAAAGGTCAAGGCTAATGCATCGCCTTTATTTGGAGATGGTAACCCTCGTTCTTTCATATCTTTTTTGCTTTCAAGTTGTATTCGCCCATTCTTATCGATGATAGCTTCTGGGCTGGTTAAATCGTCATATAACCCTTGGTCATTAGGTGGAATAGAACCGCCCTCTTTTAACCACTCTTTCATTTCGCCCCACATGTACGCTCTCATATTGAGGTACATATTGTTAGGCGATGCACCACCAAAGGCAACTAACCGCCATTT